ACCAAGAGTGGGCTCATTCAACTGACGCCTGGTCTTAATCAGGAAATCCCTGATGAAAAATGGAAGGAAGCGAAGGAAAACGGCACTGTCAAAAAGCTTCTTGCTATTGGCGCCATTGAAGAAATGCAAGAACAAGTGATGGTAGAAAATCTGCCTGAAAATGTTCAAAGCCTTAGCGAACTTCCCCTTACGCAAGCTATTCGCGCCATTGAACTCATCCATGATCCAGACCGTCTGGGCGATTGGAAGAAAATTGAAGGGCGCGTCCGCGTGAGGAATGCCATTGCAAAGCGCATTGAAGCTATTCGCATTGGGAAGGCCTGATTATGGCAGTCACCTATGCAAGCTTCCTTGAGCGCTTTCCTGAATTCAGTCCACATCCATCTGGCATCGTGAATGGTGCCATCACGGAAGCTGCTTATGACGCCTCTGTTGATGTGTTCGGGGATCAAACTGATAGGGCAGTAAAGTTCCTTGCTGCTCATATCATTGCCATTCAACTAGCTCAAATGGGCATTCAAATTGGTGCCACTGACGGCAAAGTATATGGCGAGGGGCTTGATGCCACTCAATACGGTCAGGAGTTTAAACGAATGACCAATAATCTTCCTCTTTCTTCCGTTGGGTTTGTCGTGTGAGCAATTTCCTGGAGCCACTTGCAAATGCCACTTTGGTATTTAGTGTGGCATCTGGATATGCACTTGACAGCGAAACTGGTAATTACATTCCAGTGGCGACAGGCGTTACTTTTTACGCCACGCTGAAGCAGAAAAACAATCCGCGTTACGACCAACTACTTGGGGCTGACATGACTGCCGTCTACATGGAAGGCAGGATGACCAGCCCCCTTACTTTGTCTGGCGTAACTGTTGGTGATTCTGCTCAGGCAACAATCAATGGAAGAGAAGGAAGGTTTGAATTGTTGCCTAATGAACAAATTGCTATTCACTATTGGCAATTTTTAGGCACGCCAGTCAGGGGTATTTTTAGACTGATTGGCAAAGGAAGCGTGGACAACGCTTAACTCTCTTCTTTCCCATTGAGGATTTTCTAATGCTCTACCATCCCACTGAGCTAGTGAAGAGCCAGGACGTGATTGTCCGCGTGGGCTCTATTGGTGGCACTTCCCGTCCCATCATCACTCAGTCTGGCGCTACTTTCACCGTTAGCGGCGCTCCCACTCTCTACACTCTGCAAGCAGCCACCACTGCTTCTGTTGCCTTTAACGATGGCAACCAAGAATTCTACCTGCTGGGCGGTGGCGGTTTCGCTGATAGCGTGATCACTACCAGCCAAGCCACTGCTTCCATCACTTCCTACTTCCAGAAGGACGTTGATGGCACTGTATTCCTGCCCAACAGCTTTGACGAAGCTTTCCAAGCAGTTAGCGCTAGTCGTTACGACAAGAACCACGAAGTGTACGTGGAAATCAATAAGCAACTGGGCGCTTCAGGCAACACTTACTACTATGACCGGGTGGCATTTGTTGCTTGCGTGATGAACTACAACGAGAGCTATCCTGCTGATAACCTCGTGGAAGTCACCTTTGATCTGACCAGCCGTGGTCGCATTGGCATTCACCAGAATGCTTCTGAGACTGGCAGCATTATCCCGACTGCTCCTAATAGCTGATCATTCTTCCATTGTTAATTCGCTAGCCTGTCCCTACGGGGACAGGCTTTTTAATGAACATTTCTCAACTGCGTGAAACAGTTACAGAACTGCTTTCTGCATCGCCCAATTTGATTGGCACTTACACATTGCCTAATGCGTCCACGCTTCCTGCTGTGTATGTAGTGGGCAGGCAAAGCGTGCCAAAAGAATGGAAAGTGAAAGGCTTGGAAGTGACCATGCGAGAGTTCCCTGAACTTGCGCCTCGTTCTCCATTGGGAGGCACGGTCAAGGTGACGCAAGTTTGGGAGGTAGTGTTAGTGCAATATACGCCTAATAGCAATACGCTTGCTTTAGCAATGGACAGGATGGTGCGCAGATTTCCAGATGCCACGCCACGATTTTTCCCTGGCGATGATATTGCTTACGAGCGCTGCCGCTTCTTAATTCCTGATTTAATTCTTCGTAATCTAATAGCGCCATGAGCGGAACCATCGTCGGGGGCGAGCTTATCAATCCTGGAAACATTGAAAAGAAACTTATCAAAGCGTTTGAAACGTGGACACGTTTTGACGTGAACGATTATTTTCGCGATCAATTTTTAGAAGATAGATGGAATTACGATGGCGAAACAGAACGCAAAAGCGGAGAAGTAGTCACAAGTCCTCGTAATATCTTTGACTTGGGAGATCTTTACAGAAGCGGGCGTGACAGTTTTTCTATCTCGCAAGGTGGTGTTGATATCACTGCATCATGGGACTGGGATGCCAAAAATAGCAGTGGACGCGGCTATGCATGGTATGTTCACGAGGGACTAAGTACCAACCTTTCCCCACGTCAATGGACGGATGTATTTCAGCAAAAGGATTTGTTTGGCAGTAGTCAAGTGAGCAAGGAGCTTAAGATGCGGATACGCACAGCACTGAACAAATGACAATTGACTATTTATGGAGCGAAGACAATACAGCGCATGCAATTAATTGTCTTATTGACGGCACTGCATTGGAGGTGGGAATCCTCTGTCTTATTTCCTGCCGCGAACACACCCTTAGAATAAGCAACGACAATCATTCAATGCTGATTGAAGTGCCACCAGAGTTTCGCTCTTCCCATGAGCGAGTGAAGGTGTTCAATGCATTGCTAAACATCTTGGATCATGAGCAAGTACAGCTTTCTAGTTCAGACTAAAACTGAAGGTTATTTTGAGCTGCTGCCTGAAATCCGTCTAAAGAAATACGGTAGCTGGCTTGTTGCTGAATCTATTGAGCAAGAGGAAATTAGCAAGCTGCAAAGCCAGGCCACCATTCGCGCCGTGCAGCTCGCTAAGCGCATTGCTACGTCTCGCAATATTTCCATTGACGAAGCGTTCTCATTGCTTCAAAGTGGAGAGGTAATCTCAGAGGCTGATTTGCTTTCTGAGTTTACGGAAGAAACGTTGGCCATGATCACCAGCGGGTCTTCGGTGGAGGCCACGAATGCTCGCATGGTCACTGCGTTTATCCGCTCTCGTGGGCAAGGACTTGTTGATGGTGAATGGCAAGATCTTTTTGATTGGGAAATGGAAGACACAAAAACTCTGCCCCGTAAAATTATTGCAAAAGTAGTTGAATTCATTGCTGAAGAGCAAAGTGCAGAGACACAGGAGGCCATTACAGCAAAAAAAGCAACGAAGAGGACTTCTCCTCAATAGCAGAAAGGCTTGAAGCGCAAGCCAGAAAACAGCTTAAGAATCTGACAGATTGGAACGAAATTTATTTTCGACTTTCTGCATCGGATTTCAATGATGAGCGGTGGAGCGCCAAAAGCTTTGGCCTCCAAACGCTCGATGATGTCAAGCGTGCGCTTAAGTATTTAGATAGGCATGACATCGCAAAATACAATGTTGGCAGTGTTGCCATTGCTAAGTTTGGCACAATGGCGGCAGGCCTGCTAATAGGCAAAAAGAGCAAGGTAAAGCCTGAAGATTTCTTGCCGTTTGATACAAAGCAAATCAAGAAAGATGATGGAGTGACTGACGCAAGCTTGATCGTTCTTCAACGCTTAATGAAAACAAGGCGAATGGACGGGCGGGTGATTGCATTGCTTGCTGATGAGATGAAGGCTTTTAGCGGACGTAATCAAGAGCAATGATTATAGAATGAAGGGAAAGTAAGCAAAAATTAAGATGGCAGCTCAAGACGCCGAACTGAAGCTTAAGGTAAGTCTTGACCTGGGATTTTTTAGGCAACAATTAGCAGGATTAGGGCAAGCTGCTGCTGGATATAGCATTCCAGTGCAGGTAAAGTTTGATCGTCGTTCTGTTCAGAACGAGCTAAATGCGCTTGGCACTAATATCAGAAGGCGTAATTATCGTCTAAATATTGAAACCAACTTATCGGCAGAAATCGCGAAAGCTGATACATTAGCTCGCAAGCTTAATGAATTAAGCGGAAAGATTAGGGCGAGTTCTGGTGGCGCTTTTTCTGGCGGCCCTCAAGGCGCTGCGGGTTTAGAAAAATTCATGCGCGAGCAAGGTCTCACCGGAAAGGCCTTTGGTGTGCAGCAAGCGCAAGAGAATATTGCTAAACAGGCAATTTTAGCTCGCCTTCAAAAGGGGTCATTAAGCAAAGGAGGATATAACACAGCGGGTCTTGAGAAAATTATTCGGGATCTTGGTGGCACTCCGAGTGGAGGTCGCAAAGATTTGGTTGCGCAAGCCAAAAAGCTTGTAGAAGAAAGCAATGGGATTGCGGATGCTGTCTTTGACAGCCTTAAAGACCTACAGATGAGGCTGCGCCCTATTAGGGGGCAAGCCAAAACGAGCGCCGCTCGCTCGATGCCCAACCTCAACGAGATGTTGGACAGGATTGCGAATCTCACGGAAAATCCTCGCGCAGCACAACGCATGTTGCGGATGATGCCTGAGAGCAGACTTACCACTGATCTTGTTGGTGCAGCAAACCGCCAAGCAGCTTTTAAAGAGCAATTTCCTCAGGGCTTTAGACTTCCTGGCTTTAATGGACCCAAAGCTTTTGATCCTTTATTGAAAAGCATTGCCGAAAGCTTTTCTGATTACACGCGAACCGTAAATGCTTCTAATCCGTGGGTAGGCAAAATTGGAAGCGGCATTACTCAGCTTATCAGTCGCGCTCTCACTCAGTCTCCAGAGCAAATGTTTGGAGGAAGGGCTCCTATAGGAGGTCAGAATTTATTGCCTGCTGCTGGACAGACAAGTGCGTCTCGTATGACGAGGCAAATGTTTGCAGGCCTTCCTGCGCTGCAAGCTCCTGGTATTGGAGGAGAAAATGCTCCCCTTAGCAGGGCAGCGTCTTACATGCTTAATAAAGCAAATAGAACACTGGGCCTTCCCATTGGACCTTTTTCGCCTATTGGCTCCATGGGGCAGTTCCCAATGAGCGGCATGATGGGGCGTGGGTCGATGGGCCAATTCCCAATGAGTGGCATGCTTGGGCGTGGCTCTATGGGGCAATTCCCTATGTCGGGAATGCACTATCCCTCTTCTCCATTGGGCCAAATTACTGCTCAAAGCAGCATGTTTGGAGGCGGAGGTGCAGTTCCCCCCGGAGGTGGCGGAGGCGGCGGCGGTGGGGGAATGGGAGGATTCGGGCGTGCGATGGGAGGAATGAATCTTCCTGGTGCAGGCGTCATTCGTGAACTGGGCAGTGAATTTGCCTTTGCCACCAAGCAGGTTTTACTATTTGGTCAGGCATATAAAATGCTTGCGTTCATTCAAAATTTCCCAGCAGAAGTAGGAGCGGCTGTAAGTCAGCTTCAAAACTTCCGCAATACTCTTGGCGCAATTTCTCCTACTGCGGAAGAGGCCGCTGCTTCTAACCAGCTCATCCTTGATTTAGTTGACAAGTACAACGTGCCCTTGCAATCGGCACGAGATGGCTTTACCAAGCTTTATGCTTCCATGGCTCCGGCTGGTTTTAGCGGAGATGAAATTAGGGATTTGTTCACTGGCATTACGCAGGCTGCAGCTACGTTCGGCATGAGCGCAGACAAAGTGGATCGAGTGAACTATGCCTTTGCCCAAATGGCAAGCAAGGGCCAGGTGATGAGTGAAGAGCTTAAGGGGCAGTTGGGTGATG